AGTCAATAGAAAAATTAAATATATTTTATATTTTAATAAATAGTAAATAGTTTTAAAATTCCCTATGAAAATTTATACCTTGACTATCACTTATAATGATGTTACAGATGAGATGGAGTCTCTGGAAGAAACCATTACCGAGAAAGAAGTACCTATAGCAATAGATGCAAGCGAAGAGGTGATGGAGAAATTATTCCAAGCAGATCTAATAAAAGACTTGTTGCTTCCCTGTCCAGGAGAGCGCGTCGGAGAAACTTAGTGCGCCAATATAAGATTGGTAAGAATACTCATCCAGTATTCGAGAGTGATGATGAGATTCCTTCAGGTACAAAGATTGTTGAAAATTGGCGAGATGCAGAGGTTGGCGATTGGATGAGAGCAGACGATGGGAACATTATACAAGCTCTTAGAGTTAATCAGGTATTAAATCAAGGTAGGTATCCGATAAAGTATATTGGGACCTGCACTGGGACGTACTTATGCCGAGCTAAGGATAAGATGGATACTGAAAAAAGGGAAAATATTTACTCTTTCTCAGCTAGGGCGTCTAATAATACAGGAAAGCGCATAAAGACGCGAAACTATCTAACCGCGAACGAAGCTGCCTTCTCGAAATATATTGCGAATGGACTTTCACCCGAAGAAGCCTACAAGAAAGCATATGGTACTGACAATACTAGATATGCGAAAATGAAATCTGCCGTCCTAGTTAAACAGGAGCGAATCGTGAGTGCTGTAAAGGAAGAACTTGATATTGTTTTAAAAGGTATGGGGATAGATCTCAAATATCTTATAAAGGGTGTAAAATTAGAAGCAGAAAACGCAGATAGGTCAAATGACAGATTAAAAGCCTTGTCTATGCTGTGGGATGCTGCCGATGTAATTCCTAAACAGAAAGTCACACAACTAACAGGAGCCGTATTTCAAGGCTTCGACGATAAAATGTTAGAGTCAGCGAAACGCCCAGAATTAAAAGGCGAAGTAGCTGATGTACCGACCAAATCATAATCTAGACGATATCCTAAAAATTTTGGACGCATCGCGTCCTATCGCTCCTAGCTATGCTACTCGCGTAAAGGAGATATAGATATGCCACCTAGAGATAAAAAATCTAAGAATAAAACTTATAAACCTTATATGAGCGATGTTGATAAAGCTCTTATTGGGGATGTTGGATTATTGCCGCTCAATCAACGTCCCGCTTATACTCCTGGTGAATTTTTAGTAAAGAATATTCCCTCTAAACATAGAGATCCAGAAAGAAGAATGCAGCAAGAGAAGAATCTAAAGAATTTTGTTGATCTTATTGTACCAAATACTCCAGGAAGTGCAGCGATGACAGCATTGACTCTGGGGGGCGGAAAAGCTTTGGTAAAGGGTGGTAAGTTGGCACTAAAGAGACTTGCTGCTAATGTTCCTACTCCACATAGTTATGCACTTGACCAAAAATTAGAAGCGTTAAAGGAATCTTTTAAAAATCCAAGACAATTATATCAGGCTGTAGTGCAGGATATACCAACTCAACCAGAGATGTGGGATACAAATATGCTTACGAGACTGTATTCATTGCGCAGAGGTATGGGTTTAAATCCTCTACCTAAAGGTATTCAAAAAGGTACTATGCCAGCATATGGAACACCCTATACTCAACAGATGGGTATAAAAGGACCTCTTCGTTCTGGCAGAGAACTTGTGGTAGATGACTATAATATGATGTTTAAATTTATTAATAATGTCATGGGATACCAAATGAAGGACCCTAAGACTGGTAAGTTGTTAAATTATGCTAGTTTCAAGAAGCTTCCTCCTGATCTTAAGAGGGTTTTGTTTGAAGCTCCTTGGGGTAAGTCTTCAGCAAGATTTAAGCCTTTTGGTTTGTTTGAAGCATTTAAAACAAGCAAATCCTTATCGAAAGAGGGTAGAATAAAGGGTGCTTATCAAACAAAATATACATATAAAGATGTTTTTGATCTTAATTCTCCTACTATTGGTGAGACTTTAAAAAAGGCAAAGTCGTCTCGCAAACTAATCGACCCAACAGTACCTCCTGCACAGGCAGTTATACGTTCTTCTTCGAAATCCAAAGGAGGCGGAACTCAAATACTCGTAAATACCAAAACTGGAAAAATGATGCCGATGCCAAAAAATTATAAAATCACTTCGAAGCAACCGTTGAAAGGTGGAGGCTATTTGGCAAATATTTCAAAAATTGCTAATCCGCAGGCGGTAAGTCTTGAGAAAAATGCATCAAAACTCTCTAAAATCACTAATCCACGCCTCTCGATTAAAGATCTCTTTAAAATGTCAGATAGCGGTTATGGTGCTGACCTTAGATCCGATCTTGTTCGTCGTGGTTTTGAAAAACTTGTGATGAAAAATCCAGTTACATGGCAGGGAGAAATGAGAATCTTAAGTTTGCCATCTTCTACTAAAATAGCTCAAGATATTCATAGAAGTGGAAGTGCTTGGAAAATTAAAAGAGTAATAAATCCAAATAAAACTCCATTACATGAAATGAATAAAATTTCTTCAAGCGCAAGGGCTAGTGATAATATGATACTAACTGGACCTGGGGCAGATGGAAAATTTAGATTAATGGAACTTGGCACTGGTAGTGAAAAGCAATTAGAATGGGGAAAGAATGTGAAAAGGGCAGTTGATGAGTTGTATAAAAGTCATCCTAATTATGAAGGTGTGATACAATTTGGTAAAAAATAATGCCAGATAACCCAATCACATTGGGAGATTTGGAAAAACCAGTAAATACTGGATACGATAAAACAAATAAGTACGGAGATGACGATTGGGCAACTCCCCCAAAAGAAGAGAAACAAGAAGAAAAGCCGAAGGAAGAAAAGAATGATTGAAGCATACGCGGAATACGGAGCGATTGGAGTTATAGTAATTCTATTTGTTATGATGATAACTAACTTAATAAAGAGTCAAAAGGTTCAGAATGAAGACCTTGATCAGATAAGGCAGGCAATTGCTAAATCTGAGACTAAAATGACAAATCTTGAATCTATTGTTTTAAAAATGTTAGATAGATGGAATAAAAGTGATGATATATCTCAAAGACATAGGGAAGATATAGTTCGTGAGTTGAATGATGTAACTGACGACTTAGCTTACTTGAAAGGAAGAATAAACGGAAAATCGAGATGAATGTGGATGACTATAGGAATGAAACTACAGCAAAGCTTGTTAAGTTAGATGAGAGACAGATCAGTATTTTTAAATCTCTCCAAAGAATTGAAAAGCATTTGGAAAAACTAAATGGACAAACAGGTAAACATAGCGATGCTATCATCATGTTTAAAACATGGGGATCTGCAGCTTTATTGGTTGTCCCTATAATCGTAACACTAATAATGAGGTTGATATAATGTTAAAGAAGATCATTGCAAGAATGGTAAGAAGAATGGGCTTGGTAAATCTATTGATAATGATAGGCGATCATGCTGTTAAAGCAAGCAAGTCTAAAAAAGACGATGAGATTTGGGAAGAAGTTAAGACACTGCTAGATACTCTCGCTTGAACATAAATTCCCAAGATGTAAGTAAGGCTGAACAAGCTTTAATAGAATCATCCAAGGATATGATCTCTTTTGGGAAGCTTTTTCTTCCTGATGACTATATGAGATCTGAAACTCCTTGGTTTCACTATGAGATTGCTGACTCTATAATGGATAAAGAGACGAAACAGTTAGCAGTTATTATGCCGCGTGGACATGGAAAGACCGTATTGACCAAATGTGATATACTTTGGTCTTTCTTGTTTACTCGAGACGAGCCTTTGTTCTATGGATGGGTTTCCGCTACAGCAAAGTTAGCTACAGGTAATATGGACTACATTAAACATCACTTAGAATTTAATGATAGAATAAGATATTACTTCGGAGATCTAAAAGGTAGAAAATGGACAGAGGAGGATATTGAATTAAATACAGGACATAAATTACTCTGTAAATCAAACATATCAGGCATTCGCGGAGGAGCAAAGCTCCATAAACGATATGACCTGGTAATACTGGATGACTTTGAAGATGAGAATAATACGATTACTCCAGAAGCTAGATCAAAAAACGCAAACCTTATCACTGCGGTTGTTTATCCTGCTTTGGAGCCTCATACTGGCAGGTTGCGCATTAACGGTACTCCTGTCCATTATGATTCCTTTATTAATAATTTATTAACTAATTACGAAAAATCTAAAAGAAGCAAAGAAGAATTTGCCTGGACCGTAAAAACGTATAAGGCAATCGACACAAAGGGTAATGCTTTGTGGGATTCTTGGTTTCCTAGTAAGAAGTTAAAAGAAAAAAAGAAATTCTATCAGGATTCAGGACAACCACAGAAATTCTATCAAGAATACATGATGGAAGTCCAGAGTGCGGAAGATTCTATTTTCAGTATGAAACATGTGAAATACTGGGAAGGAAATCATATATATGACGAAGCAAATGATATGAGTTTTGTAGTAACAGATGGGGATGCAATCCCAGTCAATATATTTGCTGGAGTTGATCCTGCAACGGATTCGATCAGAAGAGATTCTGACTTTTCAGTAATAATGGTGGTTGGCGTTGATGAAAACAATAATATATATGTACTTGACTATGTTAGGGAGCGAGGATTGCCCGTACTTGGGATACCTGGCGAAGATAAGGATGGCATTGTTGATAAGATGTATAATCTAGCAAAAATTTATCATCCGTCACTTTATGTAGTCGAAGATACTACAATGAGTAGACCTTTGTTTCAAGCTTTGATGGCTGAATCTAGAAGAAGAAATGACTTTTCTGTTCGATGGAGAGAAGAAAAACCTGGAACAAGACAGGGGAAATTGGATAGAATACAAGGAGTGCTTGCACAACGTATGACAATAGGATCTATAAAAATAAAAAAAAGTCACTATGATTTACAACATGAAATTGTTACATTCGGACCTAGAATGGCGCACGATGATACCATTGATGCGCTTGCGTATGCAGTTAAATACGCTTACCCGCCCCAAAACATAGCCGTCCAAAGAGATGGTAAACACTATCGGAAACATAA